CTACTTTTTTTAGAAGTAGACGCTCTGTGTGGCAGGTGTGAAGGCTTGACCCAGACCAACGCAAAGAATTACGTGGTAGTACAGGTTTGCCCCGAATATATTATCAACAACACCATACCGAGTCATCAATCCAACGCGAGGCGAGAAGTCGTTAGGACCAATCGTGCGTTGAACGAGAACTGGGATGTATGGGCAGTAGATAATTCCGGTATCATAATACTCCGGCCCCTTGTAGCCGAGTAGTGCATACTCGACGCGGGTAGAACGCTGCGGGTTTGTGTAAGAACCTGGATATGCTCCAAGATTCTCAGCCTGCGCGTCTGTGCGGGTATCACGATACACGTTGAACCGACCACCGAGATTACCAACCTTAGCAACGCCAACAGGTTGAGTGTTGACATTACCTTGGACGGGAACCCACTGGAACTCAGGAAGCATTTCCAAGATTGCGCAAACGCGAGGTGTGGCAACAATAAAGTTGGCAGCACCACGGCGATTACGAACCGCAATACGGTTAGCTTCGATGATGAGTCTCTGGTAGAAGTCACGATTACGTTCAACTAGCCAGCGACCGTCAGCGGAAGCAGGGGACCATACGGAATATCCGGAGCCGTATCCAGCATTGAGCGCAACCTGAACCATACGAATGATCATCTCACGGTCGATTTCTGCCTGTAGCTCATAGCTCATAGCATTGGTCAACTCTGTGTCGATGTCGATACCATTCATATTCTTCAAGTCTTGTTCAAGCTCTACGGACCAGCGAGCGGCGAGCCTACGTGTTCCTGCTTCGACTGCAGTTTTCTCGAAAGAAACTTCAATCTGGGGAATCTTACCGGTAAGTTCGAATTGGCTCAGAATCTGGGCAACACCCTGATCCGATCCCAACATGTTGAACACGTTGGAATAGGGTTGAGAGGCTGCAGCACCAGACAACTGAGAAGACGAAGTGCCTGTATACCTTGTGTCAAGTAGCTGATAACCAAGTTCAGCACCGTTAGCAAGGGCTTGAGGATTCGGTAGAGCGCCATTAGCGTTGGTTCCGCTGCCGTCCACGCCATCGTTACCAAGCTGTTTAGCAAGGTACTTGTAGCGAAGAGCGAAAGCAAGACCAACTGGGCCACTCATAGGTTGTACGCCTACGATCTCGTTGGTGATTAGTTCGGGGAATGTACGACGAATCATCGGGATCAGAATCTTGGGCAGACGAGCATCACCAGTGGCATAAGAATCACGCGAGGTGATCTGGCCAGGGGGATTGAACGCTGCACCAATGCTAGCTCCAGAACCGAAAACACCACCGTTACCGGCGGAATTGTCTTCGTTAACTTGGCACCATTGCTCTTGGTTTTCCAAAAGCATGGCGGTGTTAAGACGGGTATGATCGTCTTCGATAGCCCGGACAGAATCCGAGGTATAATCGAGAACGGGTGCCCATTTTTCTAGAAGAGTCTTAGCACGACTCTGATTGATGTAACTCGTGGGAGGAGCGATACGCTTACTCATTTATTACATTCTCCTTTAAAATATCGACCGATAGCACAAGTGCTACCAAAAATTCTCAGGTCTTAGACCTCAGAAATTACCAACGACCAAGCTCGTTGAGATAACTTGAAGTGGATGAGTCGGATTCAGAAGCAGGCTTTTCATAAGCAGCTTCCTCTACTACGACACGATCAACTGTTTCAGTTTGCTCTACAGCTTCGTCGCGAATTGTTGAAAGACGCTCCTCTTCAGTTGTATTAAAGAGTTTAAGAGTGTAATCGAAGTTTTCCTTGATGAACTCAACGTCCTTATTTCCAAGAAGTTTTTGGATATACTTCTTCTTGTTTTCAGGAAGCTCACGTGTCTTCTTTTCAAGAAGAAGTGATGCTTGTGTCTTATTGAGTTCTTTTTCAAGAACTACTCCGCGCTCTTTTGCGCTTTCAAGCTCTTTACGAGCTTCATCTAATTGTTTCTTTCCGTCCATTACTGCTTCACGAATGCTTTCTTGGGCAGTCGCGGCATCAACGGCGAGAAGATTACGAACCTTTCCGAGAATATCAACAGCACGGCGATTAGCCACTGCTT